ACGCCATCAAAGAGGAATTGCAGCAACGCTTGGCTAAGCTTGCTGGATAATCCAACGATTTCAATGGCTTAGGGGTCTGCGGTGCTGGAATGGGGTGCCGTAGACCCCACCCGGTAGGGGGCCACCGAGTAGCGATCAGGGTCCACCCACCCACCATACATACTATCCCACTCAAACGATTTGAAATCCCACTCAAACGATTATTTTTCGCCACATACCCCACCCCCTATTCAATTTTCCAACCAAATTCTCATCACTCCAATATACAAAACCACCCCCTATCAATTTCTAGGTACCATATTGCCACGGGGTATATACAAATTTTTCCCGTATTGGTTGGTATTTGCCCCGTGCTTCCGGCCATTTTCCAAAAACTTATTCAATCTATGATTGCTTGCTGCGAATCTGTTGTTTCTATATTGTTCTCTACTAGAATTACATATTATTAGAGGAAGAATATGCCTGACAAGGCGGTAGATATGAATAACTTACCTATAGAATGGGTAGTAATAGCTTATACAGAGTATGGTAAATGGTATTCTGTGGAGAATGGTATCATGAGTATTAGTCAAGCTAGGGATTTAGAGGAGCAAGGTTACATTACTATGGTGCAGAAGAGGGTATATACAGAGGATCTTGTTGGTGAGAGGATACCTACTTCGGTAATAGAGTTACTAGTTAGGAAGAGGAGGTAGGGTATGAAGGATATATATAAACATTATACTTTAGGTGAGGCTGAGGCGCATTTGAATGGTTTGTTGGAGGCTGCTGAGGTGGCTGACATGGAGCTGTGCCACAATGTTGCCCGTGCATTGAGGTCTATGGTCACTGTGCGGAGGGCAACTAAACACCCCGTAGGGCCTGTTTTAAAGGCCGCTGAGGTGCTTCCGTGGTGTTTGAGGTATTGGGGTAGCCTGAAGTGGGCTAATGGCCGTGTAGAGGCTTCTGCTGAAGATGTTATGCGGCAGTTTGACAGTGTAGACAGTTTCTTGGGGGCAACCCCTGATGAGTTGAGGTCGAAGCCTGGGTGTGGTCCTGCGACCTTGAAGGCTTTAATCCAGGCACAGGAGGTGATTGCTAATGACAAAAAGACAAAAGCAGGTGCTTGATTTCATTTTGAATTTCTGGGAGGAGCATGGGTATTCTCCTTCATATGAAGATATATGCAAGGGGTTAAGTATTTCCTCTAAGAGTAATGTCCATAGAATTGTGTATTGTTTGGTTAATCGTGGGTTCTTAAAGAATCAGCCAAATAAGTCTCGCAGTCTTTTGGTTGTTATGTGAATATTTCCACTTGCCAGCGCGAATAGAGTTTGACTAGGTTGTAATTGCAAGCTGCGGCTTGCGTCCTTTCGTTGTTTTCTCCCTAACCTTCCCCTCCCCTTTGTGGGGGAGGGGCTTTTTAAGAGGTTGAGTTTGGACGTTACTCAGATCTTAGACAAGATTGGTCAGCTTCCTTTGGAGGAGCAGAAGGATATTTTGAAGCTTCTTCAGGACTATGAGGAGGCTCAGAGTAGGGATACTGCCAAGGATAAGTTTTTGCCGTTTGTCCGGCGTATGTGGCCTGCGTTCATTCAGAGCAGGCACCATGAGATCATGGCTGAGGCGTTTGAGCGTGTGTTAAATGGCCGCTGTAAGCGGTTGATTATCAACATGCCGCCTCGTCATACCAAGTCTGAGTTTGCGTCTTATCTCTTGCCTGCATGGTTTATTGGTAAGAACCCAGGGAAGAAAATTATCCAAGCAACTCACACTGCTGAGTTGGCTGTAGATTTCGGGCGTAAGGTCAGGAACCTTGTAGACAGTGAAGACTACAAGGAAGTCTTTAGTAATTTGAAATTGCAGTCTGATAGTAAGGCTGCGGGCCGGTGGAATACCTCAGATGGTGGTGTGTACTTCGCCGTTGGTGTTGGCGGGGCAATTGCTGGTAAGGGTGCAGATCTATTCATTATTGATGATCCGCATACTGAACAGCAGGCTGTGACTGCCATTGGTGATCCGTCAATCTATGACAAGGTCTTTGACTGGTACACCTCTGGTCCTCGTCAGCGTCTACAGCCAGATGCGGCTATTGTGATTGTCATGACCCGCTGGGCTAAACGTGATTTGACCGGCAGGCTTATTCAAACCTCCATGGATCGTGACGGATCGTCTGAGTGGGAAGTGATTGAGTTACCCGCGATACTGCCTTCGGGCAATCCTCTTTGGCCTAGCTACTGGAGCAAAGAGTCCCTTGAGGCTCTCAAGTCAGAGTTACCCACAGCCAAGTGGAACGCTCAGTATCAACAACAGCCCACCAATGAAGAGGGGGCAATCCTCAAAAGAGAATGGTGGCGGCGCTGGGAGAAAAGCTCACCGCCAGATTATGAATATGTAATTGTATCTGCCGACACTGCATTCACAAAGAACAATCGATCTGACTATACAGCATTCACTGTGTGGGGAGTATTTGATGGAGAAAATGAATTTGGCGGCACTAGTAGTAATATTATTTTACTAGATGCATTTAAGGAAAGAATGGAGTTTCCTGAGCTTAAGGCCAGGGCAAAAGAGGTTTATATGGAGTGGCAACCCGACACTTTCTTAATTGAAGGTAAGGCTTCAGGGTTGCCCCTCATTCATGAGTTGCGTCAAATGGACATCCCGGTGTCAGAGTTTACCCCCACCAGGGCGTCTGGCGATAAGATCATGAGGACAAACAGTATTACTGACATCTTCTCATCCGGTATGGTATGGTGTCCTGAAACTAAGTGGGCGGACGAGGTAATTGAGGAATGCGCCTCCTTCCCAAATGGAAGCCATGATGACTTTGTGGATAGCGTGGTCATGGCTCTTATGAGGTATAGGCAGGGTGGATTTATTAGATTGCCATCTGACTACGAAGAGGATTATGCACCAATGCAGCGCCGCGCTGATTATTATTAAGGGGATATGTTGTGTCCATAGACAAGGCTCTTAATCCTCTGGGTAACTCATCTGAGCCAGGGCTTGAGATTGAGATCGTTAATCCAGACGCCGTCTCTATTGAGACCCAAGATGGAGGCGCCATTGTTATCCTCGGCCCTGAACTATCTGAACAACTCGCTCCTGACTTTGGGGCAAACCTTGCGGACCACATTGATGAGCGTGAGCTTCACGCAATTGGTCAGCAACTCATCTCTGACTTCGAGTCAGACCTTCGCTCGCGGGAAGACTGGGAGCGGACCTACAAGCAGGGACTGGATCTCCTGGGTCTAAAGATTGAAGACCGCTCAAGCCCGTGGCCTGGGGCGTGTGGTGTGTTTCACCCCATTCTTTCAGAAGCTGCCGTGCGCTTTCAGTCTCAGTCTATTATGGAGACATTCCCCGCAGGCGGTCCTGTCCGCACGAAGATTGTGGGCAAAACCACCCCTGAGCGTGAACGTCAAGCACAACGAGTTAAAGAAGACCTCAACTATTTCCTGACTGAGAAGATCTCCGACTACCGTAGCGAACATGAGCGTATGCTTTTTGCTTTGCCCCTGTCTGGTGCGGCGTTTAAGAAGGTCTACTACGACCCGACCCTAGGTCGCCCTTCGTCCATTTACGTTCCTGCTGAAGAGTTTGTGGTTCCATACGGGGCGTCAGATCTCATGACATCCCCCCGCTACACCCACATCATGCGGAAGAATGAGAACGAAATTCGCAAACTGCAAGTCATTGGTTTCTACCGTGATATTGATCTTTCTACCCCGGTCCCGGACAGGAACGACATCCAGAGGACCAAAGATAAGTTATCTGGTGAAGAGCAAATAGACACGGATGACCGGCATATTCTTCTAGAGATTCATGTTGATCTTGATGTCCCTGGCTATGAGGATATTGGGAAGGATGGTGAGCCGACGGGTATTGCCCTGCCGTATGTGGTCACGGTGGAGAAATCCACAGGTACGATCCTGTCGATTTACCGGAACTGGAACCAAGACGACCCGCTAAAGCTGAAGCGTCAGCACTTTGTCCAGTACACATATATCCCTGGTTTTGGGTTCTATGGCTTTGGTTTGATCCACTTGGTTGGCGGGATTGCCAAATCAGCCACGTCTATTCTTCGCCAGCTTGTTGATGCCGGTACGCTGTCTAACTTGCCCGCCGGTCTGAAGGCGCGGGGCTTGCGTATTAAAGGCGATAGCACTCCCCTTATGCCCGGCGAGTTCCGGGACGTAGACGTTCCTTCGGGGGCAATCAAGGACAGCATTACCTTCTTGCCTTATAAGGAGCCGTCTCAGGTTCTCGCTCAACTCCTTGGAACTTTGGTAGAAGAAGGCCGTAGGTTTGCTTCTATTGCTGATCTTCAGATTGGCGATGGCAACCAGAACGCTCCAGTTGGTACCACACTAGCCCTCATGGAGCGGGCGATGAAGGTCATGTCTGCGGTGCAGGCAAGGCTACATGCCTCCATGAAGCAGGAACTGGATTTGCTTGTGGATATTATCCATGAGCAAATGCCCGGTGAGTATGAGTATGACACGGACATCGATGCGACCCGCACTGCTGACTACGATGGGCGGATTGATGTTATCCCAGTGACTGATCCTAACGCTGCGTCTTTGTCTCAGCGCGTAGTTCAGTATCAGGCGGCTCTTCAGTTGGCTCAGCAAGCCCCTCAACTATATGATTTACCTGAGCTTCATCGGCAGATGCTGACTGTTCTTGGGGTTCAAGACCCAGGCAAGATCATTCCTTCAGCTGATGATAAGAAGCCCATGGATCCGGTTTCGGAAAACATGGCTATTCTGTCCGGCAAGCCTGTTAAGGCTTTCTTGTACCAGGATCATGAAGCCCATATTAAGGTTCACATGACTGCCATGCAGGATCCAAAGATCCTTCAGTTGGTTGGGCAATCTCCCCAGGCTAGCGCCATTCAGGCGGCAGCCATGGCTCATATCTCCGAACACATTGGCTTTCAGTACCGCCGTGAGATTGAGAACCAATTGGGTGTTGAGTTGCCCCCGCCAGATGAACATCTGCCGGAAGATATCGAAGTTCAGCTATCTAGACTGGTGGCAGATGCAGCACAGCGTCTCCTTCAAAAAGATCAAGCTGAAGTTCAGCAACAGGAAATGCAACAAAAGATGCAAGATCCTGTTGTGCAGGCGCAGATGCAAGACATGCAAAATAAACAGGCGGAGATCCAGCGGAAGACTGCGAAGGATCAGGCTGATATTCAATTGCGACAACAGCAGCAGCAGATTGAGATTGAGCGAATTGCGTCTCAAGAGCGTATTGCTGGTGTCAATGCAGGCATTAAGGCTGCTTCTCAGAAGCAGTCTAATGATCAGAAGGGTGAGTTTGACGCAGCAAAGATCAAGCTTGATGCATTTAAGGCTGGCGTAGACGCCATGAGGAGGCAGTAATGGCGGCAGCGCCTGATAATGCATTTGACTATTTGAGGGGAGAGATCCGCAAGATCATGAATGAGCATGCGGATTTCATTGCTACAGGTTCAGCCACCGATTGGTCTGACTACAAATATCATGTCGGAATAATCGAAGGGCTTGCAAAGGCAGAGAGAGAATTGCTCGACTTGGCCGATAGGCTGAAGCGAGATGACTAATCGCCCATGGTGGGTGCTGGGTATCACACGACCCTAACAGTGTGCAGAGGACTAATATGTTAAACGTAGATATTAAGATGCCTGAAGGAGAAGTAAGGGGAGCTACTCAACTCCCTGATCCAAAAGGCTTTAAGCTATTGGTTGCCCTTCCTGAGTTGGAAGAAAAAACGGACGGCGGTGTTTTCCTGCCAGAGCAAATTCGTGAACGTGAGTCTCTTTCTACCGTTGTTGGATTTGTTCTAAAGATGGGTAGCATTGCTTACAAAGATGACAAGAAGTTCCCAGACGGCCCTTGGTGCAAAGAGGGTGACTGGGTAGTCTTTCGTTCGTACAGCGGTACCCGTGTAAAAATTCATGGACGTGAGTTTAGGATTATTAATGACGACACGGTTGAGGCTGTAGTAGAAGATCCTCGTGGGATTAGTCGAGCATGAGCGAAGCACAGCAAAAGGCTGAAGAAGCCTCTGACATTGAGATCGAGATTGTGGATGACACCCCGGAAGAAGACCGGGGTCGGCCTTTCGCGCCTGAATACACCGATACCGACGACGATATCTCAGTCAGAGATGATGAGATCTCTCGTTACAAAGATGACATTCAGAAGCGTATTAAGGATTTGTCATTCAAGACACATGCTGAACGCAGGACAAAAGACTTGGCCGTGCGGCAGCGTGATGAGGCTCTTCGCTACGCAGAGGCTGTAGCACAAGAAAATGAGCGTCTTAGGAAGCTTGCGGGCAATACCGAGAAGTTTGCTGTAGATCAGGCAAAGAACCGGGCTGAGTCTGAAATCAACTCAACCAAGCGCATCATGAAAGAAGCGTTTGAAGCGGGTGAAACAGACAAGTTTATTGAACAGCAAGAGAAGCTTCAACGGCTGGTCAATGAGCATGAGCGGTATTCCACATATACGCCACCCGCTTACCAAGCTCCAGTGGCTGAACCACCCAAGATCGAACGAGGGCCAGATCAAAAGGCCGTATCATGGGCAAACCGAAATACTTGGTTTGATGGTACATCCGAAATTGAAAAAGAAATGACGGGCTATGCTTACGCGGTAAGTGACATGCTTATTCGTGATCATAAGATAGACCCGCAAAGCGACAGGTACTACAGCGAGATTGACAAGCGGGTACAAAACCGCTTTGCTGAGTACTTTAAAAAACCTGAGCCGGAAATTGACGTGACGGCTAAGGCCCCTACAGTTGTAGCTCCCGCTACTCGGACTGCAAAGACTGTTAGCAAAGTACGTCTGACACAAACCCAGGTTGCCCTGGCGCGCCGTTTTGGCTTAACCCCCGAGCAATATGTTGCTCAGTATTTGAAGGACTACGGTCATGAGTGACCGCACCCCCCGCGACCTTGAAACACGCGAACACGAAATTCGGCCCACTTCTTGGAAGCCTCCTTCGATACTTCCGGACCCAAAACCGGAGCCGGGATATGTCTTTCGCTGGGTCCGCACCAGCATGATGAATGCGGCGGACAACACCAATGTTAGCAAACAGCTTCGCGAAGGCTATGAGCCTGTTCGCGCAGAAGACCATCCAGAGCTTATGCTAGCAGCCGACCCTAATAGCCGATTCAAAGGCAACATTGAGGTTGGTGGTCTCCTTCTCTGCAAAATCCCAGAAGAAATGGCGAAGCAACGCGCTGCTTATTATGGGAATATGGCGCAGCAGCAGATGGAAAGCGTGGACAACAACCTTATGCGCGAGAGTGATCCTCGTATGCCTGTCCTCCGTCCGGAGCGGTCATCGAGGACCACATTTGGCCGTGGTCCAAGGGAATAATCCTTTGGGCTGCATATCCTCAATCCTAGAAGAAAGGTAACGGAAAATGGCTTCTACGCTTGCTCCGTACGGGCTTCGGCCCATCAACCTTCTGGGTGGTCAGGCATTTGCTGGCTCGACTCGCCTTTACGCGATTCCGGCCAGCTTCGCTGTGAGCATCCAGTATGGTGATCCGGTTATCATCACCAACACGGGTTCCACCCGTGGCACGCTGGCTCGCTTTAACGCTACCACAGCCGCAACGACCGTCACCTCGACGGGTGGCGGCTTTGGCTTTGTGGGCGTGTTTGTGGGCTGCTCGTTTACGGACCCGACCTTCGGCAAGGTGTTCCGTCAGACCTACACGGCTGGCAACACGGCGACCGACATCCAGGCTTATGTCGTGGATGACCCGGATGCCCTGTTCCAGGTGCAGGCCAACGGTTCGCTCGATCAGACGGCTCTGGGCTGCAATGCGGCTCTGATCCAGACGGTTGCTGGTAGCGGCGGTGCGAACACCATCTCTGGTGTGAGCCTCCAGGCGTCCAGCATTGCCACGACCGCCACTCTGCCGGTTCGTATTGTTGACTTCGTTGACAGTACGACCAGCCAGATTGGTGATGCGTTCACCGATGTGATCGTGCGTATCAATACGCACTTCCACCGCACTGGCAATACCGGCTCCGCCGGTACGGCTGTGTCGTAAAGGAGGTTGTGACCTATGGCTATTAGTCGCGCACAGCTACTCAAGGAACTGCTTCCGGGTCTGAACGCTCTGTTCGGTCTGGAATACAAGCGGTACGCTGAGGAGCATAAGGAAATCTACGAGACTGAGAACTCGGAGCGTTCCTTTGAAGAAGAAGTGAAGCTGTCTGGCTTCGCTGCTGCCCCGGTCAAGAACGAAGGTTCTGCGATTGCGTATGATAACGGTCAGGAAGCCTGGACCGCCCGTTATACGCATGAGACCATTGCGTATGGTTTCTCCATCACTGAGGAAGCGATGGAAGACAACCTGTACGACAGCCTGTCTGCCCGTTACACCAAGGCGCTTGCGCGCTCGATGGCGTACACGAAGCAGATCAAGGCTGCGTTTCCGCTGAACAACGGCTTCACTAGCTATCAGTCTGGTGACGGCGTGACCCTGTTCAGCACGGCGCATCCGCTCGTGTCCGGTGGCACCAACAGCAACCGTCCTGCCACGGCTGTTGACCTGAACGAAACGTCGCTTGAAGCGGCGGTTATTCAGATCGCGGCTTGGACGGACGAACGTAGCCTGCTTATTGCGGCTCGTCCGAATAAGCTGATTGTTCCGCCCGCCCTGATGTTCGTTGCTACCCGCCTGCTGGAAACGGAACTCCGTACCGGCACTGCGGATAACGACATCAATGCGCTGAAGAACAACGGCTCCATTCCGGGCGGCTACACGGTCAACCACTTCTTGACCGACCCGAATGCGTGGTTCCTCACCACGGATGTTCCCAACGGTATGAAGCACTTTGTGCGTTCGCCGCTGGCGACCTCCATGGACGGGGACTTTGACACGGGTAACGCCCGCTATAAGGCAAGGGAGCGGTATAGCTTCGGGGTCAGTGACCCATTGGGTATCTACGGCTCTCCTGGTTCTTCGTAATAGTGCATCTAAATGTGCTATAACAGGCAAGGCGCTTCGGCGCCTTGCTTTTTTTGCGCCTGTTATTTTCTTTGACGGAAATGTATTTCTCGTCTATTGTGGCTTTAACCAGTTCAATAGAGGTTGGTAATGCCATACAAAATTGATGTTTGTGGAATTTACAAAATAGTAAACACCCAAACTGGACACTGTTACGTTGGACAATCAGTAAGGGCAAAAAAAAGAATTAGAGAGCATTTTAGGCTTCTTAGATTAAATAAACACACAAACCAGCACCTTCAGAACGCTTATAATAAATATGGATTATCAAGCTTTTATGGAGGGGTTGAAGTTGAGTGTGAAAAGCCAGAGGATTTAGATGGAATTGAAGAGGCTTTTTTGAGGGGTGATGCTGCTTTTGAGCAGCCTTGCGTTTACAATATTACTGATTTCGCAAAAGCTCCAATGCGCGGAAAGTCTCACACCGAAGAAACTAGGAGAAAAATTAGCGAAGGAAGGAGGGCATCGACTTTTGATTTTAAATCTCCTGAGTACAAAGCCATGCTTTCTCGCTCTCAAGTGGCTCGTTATCATGCGGACCCAAAATTTGTTGAACGCCTAAGATTTATAGTGAATAATCCAGAAATGTCGTATGCCGAGCGAGCAAGACGGGTTGGAGTCGAGACGAGTTCGGTAAGGAGAATGGCGATCAAGTACGCCCATTTGAAAGGAGTTTTATAATGTTCACTACGTTTTCTGGCCCTATTCGTTCAGGCACTGTCCGTGACGGCGCGAGCCGTAATACCGGCCTTGTGATCCTGGCCCAGTCTTACAACAGCGGTGATTTAACGGGTGATGAGGTTGGCAATGTCGACTCTCAGGCGTTCATTATCCCGGCTGGCTCTCAGATCGTTGACATCACGGTTGATCAGATCGTTGCCGCTACTGCTGGCACGACCACGGTTTCTGTGGGTACGGCTTCTGGCGGCGCGCAGCTTATGGCGGCGGTTGCTACCACGGCTGGCGGTCGTTTCCGTGGTACTGCGACGGCGGCTACCCAGGCTGCGTGGCAGACTTCCACATCTGCCGACACCACGGTCTATGTTCGTGTTGCTGTTGGCACGGCCACTCTGACGGCTGGGCAGTTCATTCTGACTGTCTCGTATGTCCAACGTGCATCTAATGGCGCACAGAATCCTGCCAGCGCCTAATAGCTAAGGAGGGTTCTGCGTCATGCAGACAGATGTTCTTGCAAGCGCCGTCAGGACAACTGACGGCGTAATGAATGACCAAGCTGGTAATGCTATCGGGCGTTGCCGTGTGAAGGGCATTTATATTGCTCCTGCGGCTGGTGCCGGGAGTGTTGTCCTAAAGGATGGTTCCTCTGGTGGGGCGACCAAGGTTACGGTCAACACAATTGCTGGTGCCACAAGCACGAGCTATGTCCTTTTCCCTGGAGAGGGGCTTTTGTTCCAGACCGGCGTTTATGCTGATCTTACCGATGTAGCATCTGTGATGGTGTTCTATGGCTAAGACCCCAGCATGGCAGCGTTCTGAAGGTAAGAACCCAAAGGGCGGATTAAATGCCAAGGGCCGGGCTTCTTACAACAAGGCCAACCCAGGGAAACCTGGGTTGAAGCCCCCTCAGCCGGAGGGTGGCCCAAGGAAGAAGAGCTTCTGTGCCAGGATGACTGGCATGAAGAAGAAGCTTACTTCGTCAAAAACTGCCAACGACCCAAACTCTCGCATTAACAAAAGTCTCAGAGCCTGGAAGTGTTGACATGACCGATAGCACTGAAACAGCGAAACAAGTTGTTGACGCGCTTTCTATAGGGACAGTGGTGGCGACCTTGGCTGGAATCCTGCCGAGTATTGCGGCTATCTTCACAATTGCATGGACGGGCATTAGAATTTACGAAACGGATACCGTTCAAAAGCTATTAGGCAAGAGGCCGTATTCTAAAATCAAACCTGATTAGTTTGAGTATGACATGGAACTCCCAAAAATTACGCCCGTGATACAGTTTGCGACAGCGGCGTTTGCTTTGGCTGTCGGTGGGTATGGTGCGGGCGAGAAGTTTGGTTGGTTCAAGAATGAGATTATAGTTTGGACGCCTGAGCATTTCAGGATCGAGTCATCCAAAATTGGCAATCCTGCGATTGTTACTGTTGCCAGGATTAAGAAGCGGGATGATTGCTCCGCTGAAGCTTTCGATGTCACTGTTAGAGATGACTCTGGTCTAATTCATCAAGCCACGCCGAGTATGACTAGGTTCACTGGCCCTGCTGGTCCTGACATTGACACGTTCACTTATTATCTGACGATCTCTGACAAGGAGCCTATTGCTGCTGGCAGGGCTACTTTGTTGGCGGCAATCAAATACAAATGCCCGGAAGGCGAAAGGACTGTGACCTACCCACGGCATCAGAACCTCACCTTCATGTTGGAGAAGTGAGATGGAGAGCATTCTCAATCTTGTTAGGACGGTGGCCCCAAGCATAGCTTCTGCTGTTGGCGGTCCTTTGGCTGGTATGGCTGTTCGCACCATTTCTGAGGTTCTTTTGGGTAAGCCAGATGGCACTGAGGCAGAGCTTGAAGAGGCTGCGGCCAAGGCTACGCCGGAGCAATTGTTGGCTTTGAAGAAAGCCGAGCAAGAGTTCACTGTCCGTATGCGTGAGTTGGATATTGATCTTGAGCGTCTGTCCACTGCTGACCGAAATTCCGCTAGGAACCGTGAGGTTAAGACCAAAGATTGGATGCCACGAGTTTTGGCTTTTGTGATGGTTGGCGGATTTATGCTGACGGTCTTTTTGGTTCTTATGGGGTATGTTGAGGGGATGAAAGACCCGCTTATGGCTACTACCGTGGGGACTTTGATTGGGTTTGTGTCAGCCAAATGTGAACAGGTTGTTGCCTACTACTTTGGTTCTTCCGCTGGGTCGAAGGCTAAAGATGAAGCTATGAGCCATATGGTGCGGAAATGAAGTCTAACTTTGAAAAAGCCCTGAAGTTTGTGTTGCACCACGAAGGGTTGTGGGCTGATGACCCGCGTGATCCCGGCGGTGCGACTATGAAAGGCGTTACTATCTCTGTGTACAAGGAGTATATGGGCCGGGATGTGACAAAGGATGAGCTTAGGAACATTCCAGACAAGCATCTCTTTGATCTTTACGAGACGAGATACTGGGACAAGGCCAAGTGCGATGACCTGAAGCCTGGGGTTGATCTGTCTGTGTTTGATCTTGCCGTGAATAGCGGCGTTGGTCGTGCAGCTAAGATTCTTCAGCGTTGTGTTGGGGCAACTGAAGATGGTGCCATTGGCCCAAAGACCATGGCTTTGATCAATGAAGTTTCTGCCAAAGACCTTGTAATTCTTTTTGCTGAAGAGCGGCGGAAATTCTATAAGGGTCTTAAAGCGTTTGAGCATTTCGGCAAAGGCTGGCTCAGGCGCACTGATGAGTGTGAACAAGCCTCTCTCAAAATGACAGGAGAATAGTTATGAAAGACATGAAGATGAAGAAGCCCAAGATGCCTAAGATGGGAGCGGAAATCTCTCGTCCTGGCATGGCTATGCCTCAGTTTGCTTCTCGCGCCATGCGTCCCGGTGGGATGGCGAAGGGCGGCAAAATCCATGAGGATGCTGCCATGGACAAGAAGCTGATTCGCAAGGAAATCGCCCGTGCGGAGAAGATGGAAGAGAAGTCCGAAAAGAAGAAAATGAAGAAGGGCGGTGACATCATGGCAATCAAAGATAATCCCATGGGTCGTAAGATGGCTTCTGCCGCCATGGGTGCCAAGAAGATGTTTCGCGGTAGGTCGCCTAGCACCAATACGCTTCCTGCCCGGCCACTTCCCGCTGGTGGTCCTGGTGGTGGTAAGCCAGCAATGCCTGGAATGATGAAGAAGGACGGCGCCGTTGGTAAAATGGCCAAGGGCAGCGGCGTTGAGCGCAAGGGAAAGACGAAAGGGAGATTCATCTGATGTCTGGTTCTCTCGATGTTCCGGTGACCCTGGGTGTTAATGCAACGCCTCAGCTTGGCGATAGTACACAACCACAGAACCAGCCGGTTTCTCCGGCTGATGTGAGAAACACTTACAGTCCCGGCATGAAGAAAGGCGGGGTTGTAAAGAAAATGGCAAAGGGAGGCGCCGTTAAGGCGTCTTCCGCTTCTCGTCGTGGTGATGGTTGTGCAGCCAAGGGCAAGACCAAGGGAAGCTTTGTGTAATGATGAAATCATCTGGCAAGACAAAAAAATATCAAGCCGGTGGCCGCGCTCGTGGCGTCCCAAGCTATGAAGAGGATATGACGCCCCCTCCGGGTATGCGGAATTTCCGCCCCCAGGGTCGCCGCACCAACGAGCCTTATGTTCCGAGCTATGAGGAAGACATCACGCCTCCGCGTGGCATGATGCGTCCCCGTGATGAGGAACCACTACCAATCCCGCCAAGGCCCCCGGCCAACCCGCCCCGGCGCATGAAGGCTGGCGGCGTAACCCGTGGCGATGGTTGCGCTACTCGGGGTAAAACCAAAGGGAGGTTTGTGTAATGGCAGAAGATACTCGCCCTCCGCGTTCTTTCCGCAGGAATGTTGACGAAGACATCAGACGGTATAAGGATCTCGTCAAAGAAAGCGAAGCTGAAGTTCGCGCTAACGAACGGATGCGTCGTTTATTTGGCGGCTCAGAGACACGTCGCGGACT